CAACGATGATTTGTTTAACTTTACTTGAAAGGAGTAAATTATGGCACATCCGTCTAACATACAGACGACTAGCTTAAACGAGCTTAAAGCCCGTTTATCAGAAGATGTTCAGGAACGCATGTCCTCTAGTTTGCGCAGGGTTGTAGAGGGCAGTGATCTTGTTCTCAGAGCACCGCAATTTGAGGATATAGAGGATTCTAAGATTCTCGCTGACTTTAGAGACGAAGTCTTGAGTCGAATCAACCCTAACGAACATCATGCATTGTTAGATCTCGAGGAATCTGCTCTTGCTAAGTTTGGACCCAGGTCTATCGCCAAGAACTGGGAGAAGAGAAAAGATGACGTAGCTAATTATTTCAATTATCCTTGGACTAAAGAAAGTTTAATGGATGATGCTGATTATTGGCTCGAGTGCATTAAGGCTAGAAGATATCCTAGTGGTTATAACCGTAGTCCAGTTCTTCAGGACTTAGGCTCATTAAGACCTATTCTAGCGTTAGAAGCCGCTCTATCCCTTCCGCGTAGCAAAGGAAGTGGTCTACCTCTTTTAAAGAAGAAACGGGATGTATTAGACGTGACAGTCTCAAACCTCCGACCCGAATTAGAAGAGGAATGGCCATCTATGCTGTACACTAGGACACAGGAAGGCGGTAAGACTAGAGCTGTTATGGGTGTCCCCTTCGCGCAGGTCATTCATGAAGCTCAGTACTACCGCCCGTTTCTGGAGAAGGTCGCTAAGAAATGCGAGTTTAGGTCAGCTCTGCTCGGCCCAGACGCGGTAGATCGACAAGTTTCGCACCTCATGGATTTAGCTCACCATGGTGGTGATTCCCTGCAATTATTATCGATTGATTTCTCTTCTTTTGATCAGTCGGTGTCCCCCGAGTTTCAGCGGGCTGCGTTCCATTTCATATCCTCTTTCTTTCAGGAGCCAACTGAATTTGAGGCTATATCTCGTCGCTTTAGAGAGGTGGGATTAGTAACTCCTGATGGAGTTTGGAACGGAGCACACGGGGTTCCTAGTGGGTCAACTTGGACTAATGAGGTTGATTCAATTGTTCAGTGCTTAGCCTTTATTCACGTGTGGAGGGAGGTGAATCGTGAAGAAAATGAAAAGAACCTTGTTCTATATGATCCAATGGATTATATCCAGGTTCAAGGGGACGATGGTCTCTACATCACTAGCAGACCTGAGGAGATTCAACAGGGAATGCGACGACTTGGTCTCGCCGTTAACGAGGAGAAATCCTCTGTATCTCCTGATAGTTGTTTGTATCTACAACGTTACTATCACCCTCAGTATAGGCTTAAGCGCAGTGGCATTATTGGCGGCATCTATCCGGTTGCTAGGGCTCTTAATCGGTTAGTGCATATGGAGCAATTTACTGACTTCGAGAATGAAATGGGTATCACTGGCGATGATTACTTCAACATTAGGGCCATCTCCATCATGGAGAATTGTAAATACCACCCTTTACACAAGGAGTTAGTAGCATTTGTCTTGAAAAGGGATAGACATTCATTAATGTTTAGCCCAGGGTCGTTACGAGCTTACGCTAGAGCGATGACAGCCAAGATTCCTGAAGGACAGTCGCATAAATTCGAGTCCAATGTGAATGGACTCTTAGGATTTACCACGGTCCAAATGATTCTCGACATGAATGACGAGAAGAATCACATGCGATTTTAGAGCTCCAGGGC